GAGCAGCAACGCTTGCACGGTCCCACTCATTTGCTGGAATGGGATGCAACAAAGGCAGAATGATTCTGTATTTGTGATGGTGTGGTTTGTGGCTGAATGATGTGTGTGCAATCACATGGTATTCGTGGAATAGTCTCCAGGTATCAAAAGGAGTGAATCCATCATCAATGTCAAAGACCAAGAAATATATCTTTTCTGCATTCTGTCCACTGCGCTTGTGGTTCTTGAATGTGGTTGGACTCCACAAAGGCAAATTCTTCTTCTCTCTGAAGAAGGTGTCACCATATGTTGTTGTGAATCCTTTGCACAGCTGTTGGAATGTCATGGTGTGTTCAGTTGCTTTGGTGTCAACCAGATTGGTGAATGTTGACAAGTTCCATGTTGTTCTTGTATTCATAGTGTGTATATCCTCCATTGGGTGTGTGGCTCCTCTTCTTTGCTGCAGTACCAGTCTTCTGCATGAACACAAACAACTTGATTGTCATCATTCCATGCGCCAGCTTTAGTCAACACATCCAGCACCATCTTGATCATATTGTCAATGTCTGGTTTTGTGACCTTTGGAATACGTGCAACTGTGTCCTTTTTCCGGTTCAATCTTGCTGGTCTTTTGTGGCAGAATGTCATGCTGACTTTGATTGGTCCTTGAATCGGTTCATGGTCAATCTCAATCCCCTTAAGCATCTCTCTTTGGTATTCAACTGATTTCTTGGGAGTGTATGCACCCCACCTAGACATTCTAGGCCGACCCAATGCAACTGGGTCAGCGTGAAATGTTCCTTGACTGTGTAATACCCACATCATTGTTCCAACTCAACTTGCATTGACCAAGCATCAAACAATGGTGACCAGCACATTGGTGATAATGCCTTTGTGATTCGCTGCAGAGTGTGCACCGGTGGCCAAGATTCGCTGCGCATCCACTTGTGAATGCCATATCTTGAACAGTTCGCTTGTGTTGCAATCTGTTCAACTGACAATGGACTGGCTGCAATAGCCTTCTTCAGCATCTTTCCAAACTGTGGGTTCTTGAGTGCATCAAGTTTCCGCCTTGCCCAATCAAGACATGCCTGCTGGTCTTGGAAGTCAATGAATGTGTATTCATTTTGATTGAACTGAACTGTGGCTTGCCATACCCAGCAACCATATTGTTCATGGTTGAACCGCTTCAGAACTCCCACTTTGCACCCATCAATCATGATTGGCATATCATCAATGCTGTTTCCAAACTTCATGCGGGCTGCAGTGCGGCCATGTTCTTTGATGTATTCTCTGATTTGCTTTGTCATTTGTTACCTCTCTGGTTTAGTTGTTTGTATTGTCCATCTTTAAAGAATAATGGTGTTCCATCTGGCATATTTGCTATTTGTTTGTATTCTTCTGTTGTGATTTCTGCTTTGTTTGGTCGCCGTTTGTTGGCCATCATGTATCCATCAGCAACATAAATGATGTCATACTTGAACCCATCAGTGATAAAAGATGATTCTCTGTTCATTGCTGCTTTCTGGAATGTGTGCCAGCAAAAGTTTTTTGATAGTTTCATTTCTTTTCTCCAATGATGGGTAACAGTGCAATGTTGTGATAAATAGACCAGTGCTGGTCAACAGGATAGTTCAGAATGATTTTGTTGATGATGTTCATCAGTTGATTCATTGTGGGTGGTTTCTCACCATCCAAGATGTCTTGCAACTTGATGTGATGAATCTTGGTGAGTCTTGCCAAGTGAATGGTGGACCATCCAAGTTCATCCATGTATTTCTGAATCTGTTCATGTGTTGTCATCATAACTCCATTGATAGTTCTTGAATCTGTACTTGGGTGAATGGTCTGTTGTCCACCAACCAATCTTGCAGCTGTGACCAAGTGAAGTCTCCTCTGAAGAACAAATCTTTGGCATACTTCTCTGCGGCCTTTCTATTGAAGAACACTTTGGTGACTGCTTCAATGTTTGGTTTGTGTACTACAATCAGAATATAAAGTGTTCGGATTCTCATTTGTTCACTCCTTTTGACAGGTCTGCCAGAGTCACAATGATTCCATTCAAAACACCAATGCTTTGTTCAATCATGTCCTTCTTTTGAAACAGTCCTTCAATCTTTGCTTCATTGTCTTCATCACTGTTGTCATATGCAATGATTTCATTGATTACAGGTTTCAGAAGGGAGTACAAGACATCTCTGACTTGGTCCAGTTCATGTTTCATGACTTCTGATGGCTTCAACTTAATCATTTCCAATATTGCCTTCTTCATTTCTTCAGTCATTTCTTCACTCCTCTGTGTGTGTCAGTTCTTAAACTTGTGTGTTCCAAGACTGCCCAAACATTAGGACAACTTTGATTCATCCATTCATGCATTGTTACAGTGTGATTGTATCTCAAGGATTGACCATAATGTTCTTGTAAAGATTCCCAACCATATACATATTCAATGACCAGCAATGAATTTTCACACTGTTTTGTGAATTGCACACAGTGACCCGGAAACAGTTTGCTAGTGTCATGAACTTCCAACCATTCTTTCAAACTAGTGCAGCCATCTGTTTTCAATCTTTGAAGTTGAATTCTTGAACCTCGACTGAACTTTGCAATGGGTGTCGTATTCACGAAATTGTCAGCCTGCAATGGTAGTTTCCCAACCTTTTCCATCAAGAATCTGACTTGTTTCTGGAGTGCTGCAATTTGTGCTTCCATTTCTTTCATTGTTGTCATTTATGCCCCCATAATCCAGCAAAGGATTGCAAAAGTGGTTGGAATCAGGAAAAATGCACCGGTCACAATGATATGACCAATGATGGTGTCTTTGGTGTGCTTGTTCATTTTGTACCTCTTTGAACATTACAGACTTGATTGCCTGTGTTCATATTTATGCACAGTTTTTATTGATATGTCAACATTTTATCTGTGTTATACTATGGCCATGAATGTGATGAACCGGCAGGACCGGATGACATATGGTGAACAGAACTTTGAAAAGTGGATATTGCCTTTGGTGCAAAATCACTTTCCTGGTGTGTGGCACTCGTGCAATGGTCAACCACTCGACTATGAACATGGCATTGATTATGTGGTGACCAATGGTGCATCAGTCACAACCATTGCAGCCAGAGTCTGGAAGGGGATGCCAAGACAACACTTTGCACTGAGATGGAAAAGGACCAGTGACCCATTCAGAAAACTGGAGTTGAACAGCAGATTGGATGCGTTTCACTCAGGTGGTCTGCTGTCTGATTGGACCATTGAAGGTTTCTTCTTCCAGGGCAAGTCATACATTGCAATGATTCCCACTGTGGAACTGCTGAAAGTGGTGGACCAGTATTTTGAATGTTTTCCAAGATTCATGGTGCAGAACAAGAATGATTTCACCATCTTCAAAAAGATTTCATTCTTGGATTATGACTTGGATGAACACATCACCAAAATCATTGAATCTCCTATTTGATTGCGTGTTTGATTTCCTTCACATCATCTTTGATAACATCCACTTCACCACGCAGACTTGTGAGACTGGTTGTGAGTGTGGTCAATCCTTCCTTGTACACTTCTCTGTCTTGGTGATGTGATTCCACAATGTTGTCAATCTGCTTCAAGTGTCTGTCAACCCACTTTGGAAGGTGATTGGCCAACCACTTGCCTATTCCATAGATAGCCAATAGGCAAAGGGCTAAAGCTGCAACCGGTCCAGTCAAGGCCTGAATCATGATTTGTTCTGTCATTGTTTATGCTCCCACTTGTTCAAACCATGTGCCATACCCAAAGCAATCTGAGCAGCACCATAGTTGTTCAACAAGTCTTGGTGAGTGTCCATGAAGATGGGTTCACAACAGATTGCAACTGGTTTGCCCACTCCTTTTATTGTATAAAATGCATTCTTTGTCCAGTCATCTGGTTTGCATTCAATTGACTTGAATGTTCTGATTGATTTGATTGTCGAGCGCATCCCACCACAGAGATGCTCTGCAAGGTCTTTTCCAGCACTGCTGCGGCAATCATAAAAGAATGAACCATAATGGCCACCACCAGCATTCAGGTGCATGGCCAAGTATACAGTTGGTTCATTATATCGGCTTGCATATTCATTGACCCGTGCATGTCTGGATGCATATGAACCATCACTGATTGGAATCACTTTGTGACCCATCTGAAGCAATCTTTGTTCCAGAATCAAACTGATGAAACCAGTCCAGTGTGCTTCTCGTTCATCACTGGCAATGTCTCCATCACCATTGATGTCCACAGCTGCACCACGGTCATCAATCTTGCTGGGTTTTCCTGCATGTTGTCTGTCAATAAATACTATCATGGGCACATTTTAACATTAAACAAGTGTCATTCATGCAAGTTGCCGACCATTCACAAGGCTGTTTTCTTCCAAGTGCAGTACAAATCTCCACTTTCCACCACTCCAGGACTTGCCAACAATCTGACATTTCTGTGCATCCAGTCCAAGATTGTGACTGGTGAAACTGATAACCTCACCAATCTGCAGATACCCAAAACTAGGAAATGCGAAGACTTCCACACCATATGCACCAAGTCCAGTCATTCTGATTTTGTCTCTGGCTATCCGATAGGCTGTGTGCATATCCCAAACAAAAGGCAGTTCCATCACAGTTTCACGCAATCCATATCTGGAATATGACAGGTCACTGACTGGATCACGCTGAATGAATGGATTCTGATAGCCTGTGTGCAATGGGTCAATCACCACAGTTCCAAGATAGTGCTGCAGTCTAGCAGTGTAACAGTATTTTACTGTGACTTTGTTGAGTGGCTCCAATGGCAATGGCTGCAATCCTGTCTGGACTTCAAACATTCCAGATTCCAGAATGTGATGCTGTGGCCTGATTTGGTCCTGAGTGAAGTACAGATTCAATCTTGGTTCAATTCCTTTGTCTCCTGGAAAGACTTCAATTGGCAGATTGCGCACAATGTTCTGTTCCCACCAATCCATGACCAACACTGCAGGGTCATTCATATATCCAGCGAACTTGTACCGGTTCAGAACTGGCAGCAGTCCAATCCATGCTTCTCTATTATATGATAGTCCACTTTGTTCCAGACAAAATATGGACAGATTTCCAGCAAGACCAAGACTTTGTCCGGTTAGTGGGTCTTGGATGCCTTCACCATATTCACCCCAACTGCACCAGAATGTCTGGTCTTCATCCAGTGCTGGAGTGAATCCGTTATCCTCAATCACTGTTCCATTTCTGTATGTGGTAAAAGAATACCGATTGCCATCTTCATTGAT